ACTTACGAGTGAGCCAAGTCTCTTCCGGTGATGGCATCTTTCTGTTTCCTATGGCACGGATATCTATCCCTTATTTTCCTATTTTGGCAAACGATTATTGCGTGCTGTGAATTTCCGTCGCAATGATCGAAGCAATGGGCCAGCTCACGGAAATTGAAATTTTCGATTGCCTAAAGACAAATCTCCGTCTTGCCGCGCAATCCTGTGACAAGCTCGCCGTTTCCCCGCGCAAAGGCCCGATCTACGCAAAGCTCCGCGATGAGCTCCGCCTGGTCGAAGGCGCTTGCCGCCAAGCGGCCTTCTGGCGTGGCGGCGACGCTCGCTGGCTCAAGATCGGCCTCTTCATGGCCGAAGCCCACAAGCGCGCCGGCGGATGGTTGCGGGGCGAAAAACAGCCGGAAGGGCCAAATCTAAAACTGGCGCCGGCCGAATTGCATCCGCTTTTTACCAAACTGGCCGACAACCTCCGCGCCACATACATCAAGGCGGAGGAATACCGCACCAAAAAGACCAATAGAATCGGGCCTATCCTGCCCGTCCCAGGGGTGCCGCCGCACCGGGACACTAGGCCATCCGGTTACAATCGCTCCGCTGGCGGCGTCTTAATGCCGTCGGCGAGCATGGCGCAATGATCGGCGATGATGAGCAACCACCTCAGCCATCCGATGAGCCACAGCCTGATTCGGGCCCTGTTGACGCTGCCGATCCTGGTGTTCACCGGAAGCGCCTTACTCGCGCGGCTCTCCGCGATCGTGACATTAGACGTTTTTGGCAGGGTGTTTTTTCCGACCCAATTGGGCGGAGTGAAATGTGGGGAATCCTCCAACAAGCCGGAACCTTCGACGACCGATTCGGCGTCGGACCAAACGGATTTCCCCAACCCGAGGCAAGCTGGTTCCACATGGGAGCACGGTCACTCGGCCTTCGCCTTTTCCAATCCTGGGGCGCGTTCGCGCGTGAAGGGGTTGCACTAATGCAAGACGAACACGATCCCCGATTTACTCGCCCGAAAATGCCGCAAACGAAGCGAGAGAAGTAAATGGCCGACCCTGTAACCACGACGCCTGTTGCGCCGGATCCGGCCGCACAACCCGTTGCCGCCCCCACGGTAGCGGAACCGGCACCAGTAACGACAGCGCCAGCAGCCGCACCCACCTCCCAGGCCGCACCGGCGCCAGCCGCAACGAAGCCGGTAGAGCCGGCGCCCATTTCAGAACCCGCGGCGCCGGCTCCCACTCTTCTCGAGAAGTACGACGCCGAAAAAGCGTCCGCGACCAAGCTCCCGGCCGTTGCCGAAGCCGAAGCCGCGGCACAGGCCGCCCCGGCGCCGGTTGCCGCGCCCGCGCTAGCTCCGGCGCCAGCGCCCGCCGCACAAGCCGCCCCCGCGCCGGCCGAGGCCGCCCCGGTCGAGTACAAATATACGCTGCCCGAAACAATGACGATGGACGACGGGCTCCGGAGCGAAGTTCACACAGCGTTCGATCACTTCCGCGCGAACCCGGCCGAAGGCGCGCAAGAGCTCGTCAATCTGCATGAAAAGCAGATGCAGGAATTCGCGCAAGCCATGGACAAACGGCAGCGCGACGTTTGGAACGAAACCAAGCAGGGATGGGCTAAAAAGGTACTCGCCGATCCCGAGCTCGGCGGATCCGGCTATCAGACGACAATGGGCGCCGTTGCCCGTATGCGCGACCTGTTCGTCGCCGAAAATAACCGCGCAGAATTCGAGGACATGATCCGCACGACAGGTGTCGGCGATCACCCGGCATTTCTGCGAATGTTGCACCAGGCCGCGCGCTACTTCGATGAGCCGTCGCTGCCGCCACCGAATCCGCGACCACCCCAGGGCAACGGCCAGAGGCCATCCCGACGGTTGCGGGACGTTTACGACCACCCAAGATCCACCCCGGAAGGGCGTTCGTAATGCTCAACCACCCAACGATGGAGCACTAAAATGGCAACGGGCCAGTGGCCGACCTTAGCTGATCTTACGAGCCGCATGGACGGCGCCGGCAAGCAGCACATCATTGCGGAAATGCTGTCTCAGAGCATTGCGCTCCCGGAGGATATGCCCTTCATCGAGAGCTCGGAAATGGGCGGGCACGAATTCGTGTTCCGTACTTCCATCCCGGCCGGCTCTTGGCGCCAGATCAACATGGGCGTTCCCTACAGCAAGAGCACGACCGCTAAATCGCGTGTCGGCCTCGGCACCCTGGAAGATTACAGCCAGGTCGATCGCTTGCTGGCGGAAATGTCCGGCGATATCGACCAATTCCGTGAAGGCGAAGATGTCGCTTTTTTGGAGGGTATGGGCCAGACGATCGAGCAAACGACCTGGTACGGCAACACGGCAGCGACACCGGCGGAGTTCATGGGGCTCTCGAGCTTCTATAACACCGTGTCGACCGCGACCGCGCAGAATGCCGCGAACGTACTCGACGGCGGCGGCACCGGCTCGAGCAACCTGTCATTCTGGCTTGTCTGTTGGGGCACCCGGACCATCTTCGGTCTGTATCCCCGCGGCACCAAAGCCGGCCTCGCGATGGAGGACAAGGGCGATACCGTCCCCGGCTACGATAGCCTGGGCAATCGCTTTGAAGCCTATACGTCGTGGTTCCGCCAAATGATCGGGCTCTGCCCGCAAGATTGGCGATACGGCGCCCGCATTGCAAACGTCGACGTCACAACGGCCGGCCTTGCTGGCCCGAACGCGCTCGACATTTTCGCGACCATCCGCGAATTGCTCTTGCTGCCTCCGCACCTCACCAAAGGAACGTCTGGCATCACCAAGACCGATGCTGTCGACGAGCCGTCACCGGGCATCCGGCCGATCATCTACACGAACCGCACCGGCCGGCACTGGATGGACGTACAGGCCATGCGCGATCGCAACGTGCTGTTGCGGATCGAGGACTATGCCGGCGTTCCGGTAGACGGGATCAACGGCATTCCGATCAAGATCTCGGACCAACTGCTCATCACTGAAAGCCGCGTGGTCTAATAAACCGCCGTATCGCTCCGAAAGAAGGAATGACAACATGATCCTCGATGCTCAACTTAGTTTTGTACCGATCGGCGGCAACCTGGCGGTGACTTCGGCTGCCATTGCCGGCCCAAACGTGATCGATCTACTCGGTCAAGGTGTAGGCACCGCGCCCGCAAGCATTTTCGGCAACGTCACCTTGTTTGGCGCGCCGGATGCAATGGGTGTGGGCGGCCCACGGCCCGAGCTCAACGTCGTGCTCGGCGGCTCTAATTGGGCCGGCGGTACGTCGCTCAACGTGGCGCTGCAAGGCGCAAAGGACCTGGGCACGCCAACCTATCTGCCGGACACTTGGAATACCTTCGCCGAGACTGGCCTGATTTTGACGGCAAACTTGCTGGCAAACACGGTTGTAGCCCGCTTCCCGTGGCTTCCGCCGTTCCCGGCGAACCTCCGTCCGCGGTATCTCCGATTGCTCTTCACCCCGGCGGGTACGTTCACCACCGGCGCAATCGCCTCCGCGACCGTGACGCTCGTGCGTGACGATCAGTTTAATAAATACGCGGCCAATAACTACAAAGTCGCGTAACCAGGACAGGTGCCATGGACGAACAGGAAACCAAGCCCCGCAAGGGCCGACCCCCAATGCCCCGCGTTGCCTTAACGGAAACTCCGGAGTTCAAAGCCGCGGTGGCGAAAGCCGCGAGCGATGCGCTTGCGGAATTGCTGCCTAGCCTACAGGAAGCGCGCAAGCAGCACGGGACGGCCGATGAAGGCTCGGATCCAACCTGGATGCGAGCTCTTGCCATGGAGATCTCGCAACTCACCGATCAAGGGACCGGCCGGCGCCGCGTGGCGCCGGAGATCCTGCAATCCCGCCAGGCGGCGCGCGAGAAAATGACCAACCTCATCATCGAGGCGCGCGCGGCCAGCAAAAAGGCGACCTATCGCGTCAAGGCGAAGATCCTATTGGCCGATCGCGTTGTCGAGCCGTTCTGGATAGCGTCGGATCACACCGCACAACCCACGATCATCGATTGGGACGGCGTGCCAAACGAGGCCATGGTGCCGGAGAACAAGACCGCCACGGCAATTCACAACGCATTCATGGAGTCGATTGGAAGTTCGGCGAGGGTTGTGCCGGAGGACGCACTTGCAATTACTCCGGGCGGATTGATTGTTCACGGCGGAGCCGCCTCGATCTCATCCGGACGTCGCCAGGTGAAGGACGCCGAGCCAAAGCACACCGGCGACGCCACCAGCGAACAAGGCTTGAATATCCACAACAAGAACGCGCCCGGCCGATTCGTCGAAAAACGGATCCTGGGCTCGATCGCGGATCCCGCCAGGCAGACGGCATAAGGGGCTAGGCTGTGGCGACGGTATTTATATCCGAATTCAAGAATGCAATGTCCCCGATCGGGACGTATGCAGCGCCCGTGCTGCCAATGCCGCCTATCGCACAACAGGCTCTCGGCTTCACGGCCGCGGGCACTCTCTCGGCGGCGTTCAACGCCGCGACCTACGCCGTATTGGTTTGCGGCGACACAGACTGTTTCTTCAAGTTTGGTGCAACCGGATCCAGCGGAGCTACCGGCGCGGCGGGAATGTATCTGCCGGCAAAGGTGCCAATGGTTTTTGCCGTTGCGCCGGGCGATAAAGTGGCTGTGACAGCCTAACGGAGAATGAGAATGAACAAGCTTCGCAAAATTCGGGATTGGCTGCTTGTCGGAGCCGCTACGATCGGCCTTTGCCAATTTGCATGGTCTCAAGGCCAGATCATCGTCACTACACTGTCGGGCACCGAACTCTTTAACTTCCAGGGCACCGGACCACAACACGCGGCGATCAGCGCGACGAATCTACAAAAGTTTGTCCTCGGGTCCAGCACCGCCGGCACGACACCGATTGCGAGCGTCTATACGTCGACGTCCGCAACGCCCGGCACCGTCCGCGATATTTGGGGAACGGCGAAGGTCGGCTCCGCGATTACGATGACAAGCGGAAATTTAGTTGGTACTCGCGGCGAAGTTGATGTGCCGAGTGGTACGACGGCCGGCACCTCCGCATTTCTTTATGGTGTGCAGGGTAAATGGATCGGCGGCGGTACGACCGCTTCCGGTCTTAACATGACCGGCGTGTTTGCCCAGGTTGATGCTTCGGCCGGCACTTACACCGCCGGCACCCTTACTGGCCTCTGGATCGATATGGGTGCCAGTGCTTCGGCAAGCGCACAATCAACAAGTTTCGGCGGCGCGTCATCGCTGCTTCGTATGACCAACACGACAAATGCCGGTGCCGCGAAAACCACACAGGTATTCGACATCTTTGCCAATTCGGACACCTTCATGGCGATTGATGGACCGGCCTCTACCGTCAATTACGTTGCGGCAGCCGGAACAGGTGGAACCTCGTGCGGCGTTTCGACCGGCGCAGTAGCCGCAAAGGTTATTCATATCAAAGTGGGCGGGACCGATTATTGGATCCCGCTGTGCTCGTCCAACAGCTAACGGCTCACAACGGAGAACTGACATGACGAAGTTTAGATACAGCGCCCTTATCGTTGCAGCCGCATTGGCCGGCATCGTGGGGGGCGTGGCGCTTTCGCAAACGGTTACGGTGCCAAAGGTAACAAGCGTCGGCCCGACCGATCTCTTCCAGGACGTCGTTGCCGGTTCGCCGACCGCGCAGAGCGTCTATGCCACCGCGGCGCAGATTAGCGGCGTGCAGGGCTACAAGAACCTCACGACGGCCGTGAACGGCACAAGCGATCCCGCTTATACCTTCACAAGCGGAGTCGTAAATGCCTTCGCTCACGGCAGCGGAACGATCGGCACGGTAACGTTAACCACCGAAGCCAATCCTGGCGACGGGCAGCGCGAATGCTGGTGGGCCGATCAAACGACGACTTCGCTCGTATGGACGGCCAATACCGGACAGTCGATCGACAGCAACAAGCAGACGGCCGGCGTGACGCTGATTTCTGCCTGTATCATCTATCAGGCGTCGAATAAGACCTGGTATTCGGCCAATAACTAAATGCCATGGCCGACGGGACAAAGCTTCGCGTCGAAGCATAACAAAAAGCTCCACGGCAAAGCCGCAAGCAAAGCCGCGGAGCAAGCTACCGCGATGGTCAAATCGGGAGTACCTGAGGGCATAGCGATTGCGACCGCGAACAAGACGGGCAACCGCATGATGAAAAAGGGCCGGCGCGAAACCCTGTACGATCATCCGCGATCGAAGGCCCATGCCAAATCCTAACCTGGCGGATCTGACTATGGCCGGCAAAAAAAACTGGATTAAAAAGGGGGCTTCCAAGCACCCCGGTCTATTCGCCAAGAAGGCGGAGCGCGCCGGCGAGACTACGCGCGAATACGCGCAGGAAAAGAAACACGCCGGCGGCAAGCTCGGCAAGGAAGCCAACTTCGCGATCAACGCGATGGGCGCCGGCAAGAAACGCAAGCATAAGCTTTACGACAACCCCAAATCCCATCCGAGCGATTAGGAGCCGACCATGGCCGAAGAAAAACCCAAAGAGGGCAAAAAGGAAAAGCGGGCTTCGCTCTACGACCACCCGAGCTCCGGCAAGCACCGCGAGGAAGGCAAGGGCGGCAAGGAACACTCTGCAAAGGGCGAAAAAGAGCCAGCTCCGTCCAAGGACAGCCCGAAGAGCAAACAGGCCGAGCCTAAGGCCGAGCACCCGACTAAGACTATCCATGAGCGCCACCACGAAGAGCGCCAGGCGATGCACAGTTCACACGAGAGCGAACGCCGCGACCTGCATGGAAATCACCGCGAAGAACACCGCAAGATGCACGAGCGCCACCACAAAGCGCACAAGGAAATGAACACCAAGCACCTCGCGGAATTGCAATCACAGGCGCAGGGACCAGGTGCCGAAATGGCCGGCGGCACACCGCAAGGGCCAGGAGCTCCGGGACCGACGGCACCGGGCGCCCAGGCTATGCCGGTAGCACCTCCGGGCGCGGGCGGAATGCCGGGAGCCTAGCTAATGCGCGGCTTGTCCAAAATGCGAAGCATGGAATTGACCGACGACGAGAAACATGAACTCGTCGCGCCGATCAATCTGGATAAGCCGGCACACCCGCCAGGACTGTGCATTAACCTAACCGAGAGAGAGTTTGAAAAACTCGATCTTGATTCGTCCGTCGCGGAGCCCGGCGGTCTTGTCCACCTTCATGCGATGGGCGAGATTGAAAGAGTGGAACACGAGGGAGATAGTTGCAACGTGAGGATCAAATTGACCCATCTGCACATCGAATCCGAGGACGAGGAAAACGAGGAATTCGACGAAGAGAACGAGGACGAGGAATAGACCATGCCCGTGACCACCAAAAACACCAACTATGGCGATATCCGCGGGGCACACCGGCATCATGTCACCCCGGCCGCCCCGATCGCTATTCATACTCCGGTATTGCCCCCCAAGACGGCCGAGCCGACGATAATCCCGACAGCGGTAAAGGTCGCGGCCGTGGCCGAACAGAAGGCCGCAGCGGTCATTCAAGCCGATAAGGACGCCGCGGAAAAGGCCAAAGCAGCCGAAGCCGCGCCGGCGGAAGCGCAAGCAACCGGACCTATCCCATCACCGTTCGATGTACTCGGGTCAAAAGCTGCGAAGCCGAGCTAAGGATCTTTCCTGTGCGCCTCCTGCTATCCGCCGCCATTGCCCTATTCCCGGCCGTCGCAATGGCCCAGGGCACGTTATTGCAAGCCGGCCCTACCACGCAGGGCCATACGCCGTCCTACGCGAACCAGGGCGGCTCCGGATCGCAAGCTGTGGTGCAGGATTCAGGACCGGCCGGCGGGGGCGGCGCGGGCCTTGGATTGAGCGAACTCAACCTGACGGCGCGCGGCACCGGCTCGGCGCCTTACGTCGGCCAGGGGACCGGGCCGCTCGGCACCGTTTTTTGCGTCCAGGATGGCCCTACGGCAGCCCCGGCCGGCTACCACTACCTTTGCTTCTCGGCGAACGTATCCAGCGGCGGCCTGATAACCTACGGCAATGGTGGTGTTGCAGCGCAGCAACCCTTAAACTTTAATATCAACGGCAGCTCGTATGTTTTCCCCGGCTCGTTCGGCCTTTTGGCCGCGAACAACGTCTGGACCGGAACGAATACGTTTAATGGCGCCGTTACGGCGACCGCGGGTGCCACTTTCAACACGACCGGCGTCACATTCTCGAGCGGAATCACGTCGACCGGCACGAATAGTTGGGGCGGCGTAAACAGCTTCGCCAAGAGCGATTTTGTCCTATTGGGCACCTCGACCGGCGGCCTGACGCTAAACGCCGGCAATACCGGATCCGGTAGCAATACGATCACCCTGCCGGCCGGAACGACGGATTTTTCAGCCACCGGCGGCACATCCCAGGTCGTCAAACAGACAAGCTCCGGCGGCGCCTTCACGGTCGCGCAACTGGCAAACACCGACATAACCGGACTCGGCACGGCATCGACGGCCAATACGGGCACAAGCGGCGCAACAATCCCCTTTCTCAATGGGGTAAACACATGGTCAGGTGTACAGACCTTTTCGGCCGCGCTGGCATTTTCCACGACAAATACGATCGATATCGGGACAAGTGCGACCGTCCTGGCGCCGCGTACCGTCTATGCCGGAACCTCATTCGTTGGACCCGTCGGGACGTTCACAACCTCGGCCACTATCGGGGCCGGCTCGGCAATCACATCATCGGGGGCCGGCGGCGCGCTCGGCACCGCGGCCTTTGTTGCAACCGGCACCTCTGGCGCGACCATTCCTCTGCTCAATGGCATAAATACCTGGTCCGGCGCGACCAATACGTTTAGCGGCATGATCGTGAGTTCGGCCGGCTTGCCAACGATCGCCAGCGGCGCGTGCGGCACGACCACAAACGGCGCGGTTGTCGCCGGCAGTACCGATCAGACCGGATCGATTACGATCGGATCGGCGGGGACTTCGACGTGCACCGTTTCGTTCTCTGCAACCCTCGGCGCGGCACCGAAGGCGTGTATTATCCAGCCGGCGAATGCAACGGCCGCTGCTACTGGAACAACCGCAGCCTATATTTCATCAATCACGACGGCGCAATTTGTGATTACGGGCACATTAGCCAACGCAAATTATTATTATCATTGCCTGTAAAACCGGCATAGGATGCTAATTCCATGCCGATCACCTCAAACGACATAGCCAACCAAGCGATCCAGCTCTTAGGCGACAACCAACCCGCCGTTACAGGCTTCGCTCCCACTTTCGACGACTCCACCGCCGGCAAGGCGCTCGCCAGGCTGTACGGTCCATGCGTACAAACTGTGGGCCGGCAATTTGCCTGGGATATGGCGCGCAACACGATCGCGCTCACCCTAAGCGGCAACACGGCGCCCTGGCCGTGGTCGTTTGAATACCTGTATCCGACCAACGGGATCCAGGTTTGGCAGATCCACCCCAACAATCTTCCCGACGTCAACAACCCGCTTCCGTACAATTGGAACGTGGCGAACGCCATTGTCGGCGGCCAGCAACAGCGCGTTGTGTGGTCAAACTTGGCTAACGCATTTTGCACCTACAACAACAATCCGAACGAAAACACCTGGGACGCGCTATTCCGCGAGACTGTGGTACGGTTATTGGCGAGCGAACTCGCCATGGCCGTCGCCGGCAAACCCGATGTGTCGCAGGGGTATATTGAAAGCGGTGGCTCGTTTGAGAATATCGGCGAATCGAGAGAGGACTAAATGCCGACTAGCCTTCAATCCCCGGCCGATATCATCAACGCCGCCCTATCGCAGATCGGCTTTAAGGATCGCGTCGCAAATCTCTATGAGGGTTCCAGGCAGGCAAAGGCTGCGCTCGATATCTACGGGCAAACGCGCGATCAGCTATTGCGGATGGGAGATTGGTCGTTTGCACAGCGCGAAACATCCGGCACGTTAATTAGATCGGCACCCCCAGGCGGCTACATCCCGCCGAATGTCTGGAATAATGCGACCTACCCGCCGCTGCCATGGCTCTACGAATACATGTATATGAGCGATTGCATTAAGGTGCGCGCCGTCAAGCCTACGCTCATACTCGTTCCAAACTACAACCCACAGCCCTACCTTTTTAGGATAGCGAACGACGGCGGCCAGCGCGTAATCCTTTCTAACGTACCAAACGCCGTCATAACCTACGTCGGCCAGGTGACTAATCCGACCGATATGCCGCCGGACTTTATCGAGGCGCTTGTGGCCTCCGTTGCCCGGAGGATCGCGCCGGTGCTGTCGACCCTTGATGCAACGAAGTTCGAGGCGCAAGCTGAACAAGTTGAAACGCAGATCGCGGAGCACGAGCAGGGTTAAATGGCAAATTTGCCTTCTGACATAGCCCAACAGGCGATCGACGCGAGCGGTCTCGATTATTTGCTCGGCGATATTGAGGACGGGTCGCGGCCGGCCCAAGTGATCCTGCGCGCCTATCAGCAATGTTTGAGCCAATTGCTCCGCGGTGCCAATTGGGATTTTGCCCGCAAGACCGCGCCGTTGACCCTCCTGGCCGATGCAACCGGCAACACGCCGAATGTCGGAACGCTCGTTCCTGTGCCTTGGGTGTACGAGTACGAATACCCGATCGATTGTTGTAAGGCCCGCGTCATCCCATGGAACCAGGGCACACAGAATCCCGGAATTCCGCCTGGCAATATCATTCCGCCCGCGACGCCGGCTCCGATCGTCACCGGCCTGGGCAATCCACAGATCGGCGCCGGCAGAATCAGACCGGCGCGTTTTGTTATCGCCACCGACAGCAACTATCCGCCGCCGGCCGGATCAGAGGATGCGCCGGGTGTGAGTCCCGCTGGCCGAACGGTCGTTCTGACAAACGTCCAAAGCGCCTATCTGATTTACACGGCTCTAATCCTCTACCCGACACAATGGGATCCTCTTTTCCGCGCGGCGCTCGTCTCCTATCTCGCCAGCGAGATCGCATTGCCTCTCGCCAAGGACAAAAAGTTCGGCATGGCGATGCGGCAGCAAAATATCCTGGTCGCCAAGTCGAAGATCGAGCAAGCCCGCATTCGTGACGGCAACGAAGGTTTCTATTCTTCGGATCTTCGCGTGGACTGGATGGCCGCACGCATGACCGGCGGCTCCGGCGGATGGGGCAATAATTCGTGGGGCGACGGCGGCGGCCCGGCCGTGCCTTGGGGCGGTTGGGATAGCTGTGGGTTTGCCGACGGCACAGCGTACTAGGGAGCGCACACATGGCGACTCCCGTTCTTATCCCTGCATTTACCACGGGCGAGATTGCTCCTAACCTTTTTGGTCGACAGGATCTCGCACGCTCGCATACCGCCGCGACGACGATGCGAAATATGTTCGCGTCCTACAAGGGCGGTGCCTATTCGCGCCCAGGTACACGCTTTGTCGGATGGGCGGCGCAATTCGGGCGTCCATTCCCGCCGCGGCTTATCCCGTTTCAATTCAGCATTAACCAGGGTCTGATCCTCGAATTTGGCAACTTTTATATGCGCGTCATTCAAAACGGCGCGCAAGTCACCGAAAATCCAATCCCGATTACGAATGTCACTCAGGCCAATCCAGGCGTTGTCACGGCGAGCGCCACCGGCGGCGCTAGTGCGACACCGTTGAACGCTTCCATCATTTCTTCCTATGCGGCCGGTGATACGATCACACTGGCCGGCGGTGTCGTTATCAGCCCGGCCGTCCTGTCGATCACCAATACGATTTTGCTTTCAACCGCCCTAAGCGCGGCGGGGACGGGCTACGCTCCGGCGGATACGATCACGCTGGCAGGTGGGACACATAGCGTTGCCGGTATTGTAACCATTTCGACCACTAAGGTTGTCTCCGCCACCATAGCCGCAGCCGGCGCGGGCGGCACGCCCGGCAATGCTACAGTCACGGGGACAACGGGCAGCGGAACACAATTCCAGGCGACCGTCACGATCACCGCCGGCGGCGTTATTGCATCGGTAAATTCGATCACAGTTGCCGGATCCTACACGACCAATCCAACGACGCCGACAGCCGAGCCCGTAACCGGCGGCGGCCTTGCCGGCGCGCAGCTTAATGTCGTCTTGGGCGTCAATACGTTTTTTGTCTCCACCGGCGGCAACTACACAGTCAATCCGGCCGGAGCGAACTTCACGCAAGCGTCCTCGAGCGGTCCTGGTGTTGATGCGACATTCCAGTCGGCAATCTTCGGCCCGTTGAATGTTACCTTTGCGGATCCTGGTGCCTATACGACATTCCCGAGCGATCCGGTTTTACAGGCTTCTTCGAGCGGCGGCGGGCTCGGGGCCGAATTCAACGTGAGTTGGACGACCGGGAGCTCGACCGATCTCAATACCGGCGATTGGGTCTTTATCAGCGGCGTCCAGGGCATGACGCAGCTCAATGGACAGACTTACACAATCACCGTCCTCACGCCGACGACCTTTTCCTTGCAGGACGTTTTTGGCAACAATGTCGATACGACGGTCTTTGGCGCATACACCGGCGGCGGCACGATCGCACGGATTTTCACGCTGCCAACGATCTATGCGGATGCCGATCTCGAATGGTTGAAATTTGTTCAATCCGCAGACGTAATGACAATTTGCTGTGTCAATCAATTAACCGGAACCGAATATCCGCCACAGGACCTTGCTCGCTTTTCGGATACGCATTGGGTTTTCACGCCCGTCGTGCCTGTCGCGAGCATAGCCCCGCCAGCGAGCGTGACGGCCAGTGCGAGCGCCGGCGGTGGTGCATTCTACGCCTATACGGTTACGGCCGTGGCAAAGGACGGAACGGAAAGCATCGGCGCGCCTGTGGTCTATCTCAATAATGCGGTTGATGTGGCGGCGACGGCCGGGTCGATCACAATTACATGGACGCCAGTGCAGGGCGCCGTGAGCTATAATATCTACAAGTCGGAGGTGAGCTACGAGGCCCAGGTGCCGGCCGGCGGCTTGCTCGGTTTTGCCGGAACGACCTTCGGCGCTCAATTCGTCGACTCGAATATCGTGGCCGACTTCCAACAAGTGCCGCCGCTTCATATAGATCCGTTCAGCCCAGGAAAGATCGTAAGTGCGACGATCGACAACGGCGGGTCCGGCTTTACGTTTGCAAACGTAACGGTCAACACTTCAACCGGATCCGGCGCGGTCATTGATGCGATCATCGTCAATGGCAGCGTGGTCTCTCTCCTAATCACCGACACCGGCAATCTCTATCAACCGGGAGATACGATTACGATTAGCGGCGATGGCGGTGGTGCAACCGGCCATATTGATATCGGCCCGGAAAGCGGCACCTATCCAAGTGTGCCGAGCTATTTCCAACAGCGCCGCGTGTTTGGCGATAGCTTGAACAATCCTGATACTTATTGGATGAGCCAACCTGGCGCATTCAGTAACTTCGATAGCCGCATTCCCACAATCGCTTCGGATGCAATTCAGGGAACGCCATGGTCGCTACAGGTCAACGGCATTCAATGGTTTGTCGTTATGCCGGCGGGGCTTGCCACCTTCACCGGATTGTCTGCGTGGCTACTCGTGGGCGCCGGCAGCTTTGCGACGAACGTGCAGCCGATTTCGCCATCGAGCCAGGTGGCTCAACCCCTGGCGTTTAGTGGATGCTCACCGACAATGCAGCCGATCAAGATCAACTACGACGTTATCTATGTGGCGTCGAAGGGTTCTTATTATTTTGATCTGCCCTACCAGCTCTATGCGCTGTCGGAACCGATCGACCTCACGATCTTTTCGTCGCACCTGTTCGACGATTTCACCTTGCGTGAACACACATGGGCTGAAACGCCATTCAAGCTTTTGTGGACGATAAGGGACGACGGTGTGCTTCTCTCACTGACCTATCTAAAACAACAACAGGTCGCCGGATGGGCGCGGCATGACACCAACGGCCATTTTTGGAGTGTGGCCTCTTGTGTTGAGCCCGTTATTGCAACGGTCGAATTGGCAGATACTCCGGACCAAAAGGCGGACGCAGTTTATTTTGTCGTAGAAAGGCACTCAGGGTGACAACATGACGCCGGAAGAAACGAAAGCGGCTTACATTGCCGCACTCAAAGAAATAATAGCAAACGATCCGATTGCTGGACCGCTATATGCCGAAAGGGAGGTATTGAGAGCAACAATCGCAGAACCCTTAGCGCAAGTCGCTCCCGTCACGGTTCAAATATCGGCGTTGACAAATAGAATCAATAACACAGCGTCCGATCAGGTGCAGAAAGCACTCAAGGCGTTGCGGGAATTGAGATCTGTCTAATGCCGGCGCCAACCGTCACATCAATTAGTCCTCCAACCGGAATTTCTGCCGGCGGAACCGTTCTTGTTATTGATGGCACCAATTTTACGGGAGCAACGACTGTTACCGTTGGTGGCGTTTCCGTCACGGGAATGGTTGTCATAAGCGCGACAGAGATTTACGGCCTGGCCGGTGCCCATGCGGCCGGGACCGTTGATGTTGTCGTGACGACGCCGAGCGGCACAGGAACCGGAACCGGTCTTTTTACCTATGCAGCGCCGGCTACCCCTGCCTACAATCTATATCTATTTGATGATTGCTGTCACAACTGGTTTTCATCCGACACCGGCGGGACGTTCCGAGAAGGGGCGACGCCTGGCGGACCATTTACACCACCTCCGGACGATACCGGGCAGGATCCCTATGGTGTCGGCACATTGCTTGATGAATGGTCCGACGCACAGATGGCTATCAACGATGGTGACTACCTCACCATTTGCGGATTTGATTTTAATTACAATGGGGCTTTTGGAATTCTCGGCTTGTCGTTGGTCGCCGGGCAAAACCTAACATACACGTTGATCGATCCGGAGCCTGGCCTTCCGGCATTTGTGGCAAATTTCAATATCCAAGCGCCAGCGGTCGCGGGGGCCATAACATCAAAAGCCCAAACGATTTTAACTTGTCCAAATTTTTACGGCGGAATTGATGTTCCCCCCGGATACCCGCGACTGTCGATAGATGGCGGCATTAACTGGCGCGACGTTACTGGCGTTCCAGTAAATTATATTTGGTCGCGTGCGGCATTCGGGGCAAACGCGACGACAATGTACCTAAAACCATCCGGCGATACGTTTACCGGCGGAATCTCCAATGCGTTTATCTACAAAAGTACAAATAGCGGAACAACTTGGACGCAATTAGTCGCCGGACCCGACTATCACAACCTTGCCGACGGTGAAGCCCAAATGCGGCTGCGTTGCAGCGCAGACGGGCAGACCATCGTAATGATGTGTTTTGACGGAAACTTTTGGATTTCCAAGAATGGAGGAACGTCTTGGACCAATACAGATTTTGTTACAGCCTTTAGTACAGGCGCGCGCGGCAGATACGGCGATTGTTCTGTTACTCCTGACGGCAATACGATTGTCGCAACTTTTGAGCAAACCTTGAATTCCGGGCATTGGCCCGCTGTGTTTGTGTCAAGCAATGGCGGAACTTCGTTTACCAATATTTCTGCCAACATTCAGTATCCAGCTTCCGTTGGACCACCGACGGGCGGAGCACCTGGGACAATCCCAACAGGATGCACTCAATGCAATGTCTCTCCTGACGGGCTCGGTATCGTCGTTACTTTTATCTATGGGGACACTGGAATCACCGAGCCGGACGGACTTCCGGGCCAAGTCATGTATGCCAATGTTTCTACAGATGGCGGCTCTACTTTCACGCTCTGTAGTTTTGATGTTGATCCTTACGAAAATGGATCTGCTATCGGCCTCTTCACCGGCATCTACATGACGCCGTTCACTTTCATTCCCGGCCCAAATCCACCCTTCCCTACGCCCAAGGGCGGCTACATCATCGAACGCCTTGATAATCGCGTATGGCCTACAGCCGAAGATTGCTGGTGCGTCGATTGCGGATTTACTCTTGCGCGCCCCGCGCCTAATGCGGATCTTGTAATTCTACCGGCACCATAGAGAAACGAGAATGAGCACAGCAACAGGCGCGGGCATTCTCACCGGAGTAACCAACCTCATTGGAGGATCCGGCTATTCGTCCTTCACGACCGTCCATGTGGTCGACGACAATGGCCTCGGACTCGGAACGGGCGCGGTTGCTATCCTGACCATCGTTTCCGGCGTTATTACAGCAATCACATTCCCCATCGGAGGATCAGGCTACACCTTCCCCGCCCTGGTCTTTAACGACCCTGAAAACACCGGCAGCGGGGCGAGCGCGACGATCACGATGGATAACTCCGTCATGCTTGTGACCAACGCGCCTGTTTTTGTGTCAGGCGACGTCGGCAGCGTCGTGCGGTGCGGCTATGGCGTTGCCACGATCACATCGTTTCTGGACGCCGAACACGTTATCGCCAACATAACGTCGCCGATCGCCCAGGTGAAAACCGACAATCCGCTCGATCCGGACGCGCCGATAACCTTCAAAAACGGCACCTGGACAATGACGCAACCGATCTCGCAATTCTATCTGCCAACGCTGGCGGGATTCGAGATCACTGGCTTGGCGGACGGACAAATCATTCCGCCCACCGTCGTGCCGGACAACGGCATAGTCACGCTCGCGCAGCCGGCCTCCGCGATCATTGTGGGCTTGGCCTTCCAGGCGCAATTGCAAAGCACCTACCTGGACGCCGGCGAGCCTACGGTACAGGGGCAGCGCAAGAAGATTGCGGAAGTCACGGTCAGGGTGGAGCAATCGGCAGCCTTCCAGATAGGCGGCAATCAGCCGGACGGATCCGTACAGAGCCCTCCGCAGCTCGCCCCGCTATGGCAGAACATGGTCGACGCCCCAACGCACGCAGTAGCGCCATTCGGCAGCACAACCATAGGGCTGTTTACAGGAGATATTCGCATTCCGTCGCCGGGAGGTTTTAATACGAGAGGTCAAGTTGCAGTCCAACAGCTCAATCCACTTCCTCTCCAAATCCTTGATTTTGTTCCCGAAATACTATCTGCTGACACCCCATCACAGGCGGCACCAAAGCGAGAACGTACAGATAAGCGGGGGCAATAATGCTTGAGTGTCAAAGGAGAGCTATTCGATCTTGGAAAGCGCGTAATAGGGAAAAAGTATTGGCCTCAAACAAGCGCTATCACGAGGCCAACAAGGACGAGATCAATCGAAAGAATAAAATTTTTAGGGAAAAAAATAGGGAAAGATTGCGTGCCTACACTACTACGCCCGAATTCAGAGCAAAACGCCGCGCTCATCGCGCCAAACATCCTGAACAATATAGGAAGGCCGAGAACGAATATAGGCTTAGGAATCCTGGGCCATGGCAACTCAAGACAGCAAGAAAAAGGGCGCGTCTTGCTGGTCTCGACTTTGATCTAGACCATGAGTGGTTCAACGAGCGATTGGTGCGAGGATGTGAGCTTTCGGGGCTACCTTTTGAAAGAATAAAACGCTCGCCAAACCTTCCGTCAATTGATCGCATCAATCACAAAGGTCCATATACGAAGGCAAACTGTCGGTTGATCCTATGGTGGCTAAATCGAGCCCTTAGCAATCTCGGTGACGACTACGCCATCAAGGTTTTCCAAGCCGTGATTGCAAAGCGCCATGGACTGCTCCCCTACACAAACGAGGGGGATTTCAAAGTGGGATATTGGCCTCCATTTGAGTCAGTCAATAGCCATGCACAAGTTTGAGATCGTGGAAGCAAAAGCCTGGCATTGCGGCGCCATGAGCCGTGCGCTACGCCTCGACCATCAAAGGGCGGTGGCAATGATCGGGCTCAATTCGCACCGCGAGCTCCGGGCCATGTTCGACGATTCCACCTTCCGCAAAGCCTGGTTAATAGACGGACACTTAGCTGCGGTCGGCGGGGTGACGGGCCCGGCGCTGTCGTCCTACGGCATTGTGTGGCTGGCGTTCACGAATGCCGCTACGAAATATCCCATGGCAATGATTAAGGAAGCGCGCCGGCAGATACAGCTAATCATGCAAATCAAGCGCGTTTTGGTCTCTTCGATCCTCGAAGGCGACGACGCCAGCGAACGATTTGCGATCTTCCTGGGGTTTGTGCCGGCAACCGATCTGGATCGGATATTGCCGGCGGAATCGAGATTCGGTCGCGTCGAGGTGGCTAGGCAATTAAAGGAAATACAAGAGGTGCGCGTGCCGCTCGGAACG